AATGTTTTCATAAAAGTCGCATCAGGTATCCGGGATCCGGGCTGACAGCTTGGGCATAAACGCTACGCCCCCAAGCGGGTCGAACAGGCCATAAGGTTATCTGTCAAATGAATTTTAACAAAAAAAAGCGCGGCCCGCAAGCCGCGCTATTATTTAGATAGCAGAGTAATCCTGCGTGCCATAAACTTGCTCGAACATCTTCTCAACCTTTGCCCGGAAGGCTGGGTCGGTCTGATACTCTGGCTTGCCTACCATCGCATTCAATTCCTCTTTAGATGGCGCGCCATCCACTGGGGTCATGTCCACAGGAATAGGCCGGTCACCGTAATAGCTACGCACCTTTTGCAAAGCCTTTAGACCCTGCGCGGTGCCGCCCATAATCTTAAACTCTTCAAAGTCACCCTCTGACCAAACGCCCTTACGCACCAAACCCTGCGCCCAATCTGTCATCGACTTAATAGTCGCATCAGCATTCGGGCCAAGTTTTGCATGCTCTTCCTTGAACGAGATCTCAGCGCTCTCTTCTTCCTGTTGAGCCATAGCAATAAAGCTATTCGCAAGCTCGTCAAACGCACTCTGGCTAATACCATTGTCCTTCGCCCAATCTCTATATGTCGAGAGCAACGGGTCATCATCAGGGATGTTCGCATCTTTAAATAAGCTATCATCGTATGCCTCCGGGGCTTTGTGTTTGCCCTGCGAAAACTTCTTCTGCAATTCATTATAGGACTTGACCAAGTTTTCTAGGTCAGGCCCATCGTCATCACTCCAAAATTTATCGGGATACCAATCAGGACGGGAAAACTCTAGCTCTTCATCTTCACCAGCCACAGTTACATCATCGAGAGATGCCGGGCCTTCTTCTGGTTTGATGTGGGAGATTGTGCTTTCTTCGGGCTGCTGGTTGTCCTCGGCCTCAACTTGCGCTTGGGCCATCAGTCCTTCTTCTTCGTTCATAATTGCCTCGCTCTCTGCATCCGCTTTTCTATTTCGCGGATTAGTGAATTTTGCCCTTCCCTAGCAAACCCGTGAGAAGCATCTTCCCCCGGATACCAAGTGGGCTGCTCAATCGTCAGTGAGCGAAGGTGTGTTAAAAGTTCTTGCCCATCCTCACTGGCGAATACCCGCAAGTATAACCTGTCAATATCATCTTGGTTATCTTGCTGCGTTAATCGCATCTGCGGCTCTACCGTCCGCAGACTATCCCAACCCTCTTCCATAATTACTCCCCTGTAGCCTCTGCCGCTTGCATCGCTACTTGCGCTGCTTGCATCTGCGCCATCTGTTCTGCCATTTGCTGGCGCTCTTCTGGTGATGTGCGTAGCTCTGCCGGTATGCCCATTTTGTCAGCCACATGGTCTGCAATGGCGCCGGTGCGTACTGCCATCTGGCCATCCTGTCCAAGTGATGCGGATAACTGCACCCACTGCATTACCTTCTCAATGCCACTCATGTTCTGCGCCTGTGCAATCGGCGACACCGGCTGCACCTTAACCTCTAACCCGTTCACCTTTAGCGGCATTTCGATAAGGCCACGCTCATCCATTACCGCCAGAATACGCGACACAACCGGGATCATGGTTTCTGTGATAAGTCTGCCAAACGCGCTACCCATGTTAGTGGCTAGCTCAGATATCTTGGCCGACACCTCTGTGGCTGACCGGGCAGACATATTGTCTGGCGGCAGCGTGTCATCCATCATAATCTTTTTGATATTCATGCGTAGGTCGTTGATAACAATCTGCGACACGTTAAAGTCGCCAGAGCGTGGCAACATGCGCAAGCTCTCACCCTGCGGCCCACCGTTACGCGCAACCGGGATAATGGCACCCGGCGCAATGCGAATGGTCTGTGGGTTTAGCACGCCATCATCTGCCGCTGTATACACACCGGCGATAGACAAGCTAGCGTTTTTCAGCAATAGCTCTAGCGTTTTGTTCAGTGTCTTAATGTCAGCAATAGCGGTGACTAGTGGGCCACGGCCATACACCTCACCGGCGACCTTCATGTAGCGCGCCACAATCCATGGGCTGGACTTCATGGTGCGCTCTACAATAGCCTCTTTGCCTTCCTTGTCGATAACGTAATAGTTATACTGGCCTGTCTCTATATCCAGACAAGTGGCCTCGACTAGCTCGACCTCTTCGGTGGGCTTTTCATCAATAACGCGCTGTAGCTTGGCCGGTATCTGCGCATCATCCCAGTGCTGGGTGATGGCCTCTGCTTTCATGCGCATGCGCCGATACACGTTATCGACTTTGCCATGCGCGCCCTCTTCGATACATACCAGATATTGAGGCACGGCGGTGAAGCGGATGGGAGTGATGTCATCACCGGGTTGGATGAGCAACACCGCCGTACCAACTGCTAAGTCCATGAGAAACTCACCCATGGCCAAGTCAAAGTTTGTTTGACGCAACAGCGCAAACATCTTGTCGCTGTAAATATCTAGCGCGGCCTGTGCTTCAATACGGCGCTCAATAGGAATGTCTGGCCCCGGCTCTAGGCGGCACCAGTTAGATTGTGGCGGGAATAAGCCAGACTGAATACGGTTGGCAAAGCGCTGCGTGGAATTGATAGCGGTGCTATCAAACACGCGCGCCATTTTGTTTTGGCCGGGTGACCCGCCGCCCTCATAATAGCCGTCATACAAGTTGCGCTGTGGTAGCGCGAACTCGTAGCAATCTTCGTAGATCTGCCGCCAGTTATCCTTGCGGCGCTGCGCCAGTTCATGGCGCTTCAGTATTTGTGCTGGGGTCATCATGATTTTTTGTGCCTATTCGCAAAGTTGCGTGCTGCTTCTTTAGAGCCAAAGCCCCATGCCCTTAGTGCCAACCCAAGGCGCGTTGGCTTGCCGTCCTTTTTCTCCGCGCCCTTCATGCCAGCAAAGCGTGCGGCAAATGATACGCGGCGCGGGTTGGTGCCTTTCTTTACCGGGCGCTTTAGGTTGGCGCCTTCGGTTTGCTTAAAGTGTTTGCGCCCGGCCTCGCTCAAACCGCCCTTGGGGTTCTTATGTACTTTTCGCACGGGCGGCTCTCATGTTATCAATAAGGTTAGGATAAGGGCGGCCAGCTTTTGCTGCGGCGCGCTGTGCGCTACGCTTTTGCGCTGGGGTCAAACCCTTTGGCTTGCCCAATCCTTTAGGACGCTTCTTGTCCCAGACTGCTTTCTTTTTGTCAGCCATTCTTATTGTCCTCTGCCAGTTTCTTTTTCATGCGCTCGTAAAACTTCCACATCTTCTGGCCAGTGGTTTCTGTTGGCGTGCCTTTCTGGCCCTTGTATTGTTTACCAAGGCCAATTTTATCAGCTATTTTTGCCATAAGACTTCTTCTTTGCCATTTTTGTTTTCATGGATGCGCCAGCTACACGACCGCCAGTTTGCTTGGCATATTCTTTAGCCGCACTCATGCCAGCCTTTGTGTACGCGAATGTCCGCGCCTTACCGTCTTTAGAAACTACCTTCGGCATTACCCTGCTCCTAATGTTGTTTGTTGACCTTCGCCGCCACCAAGACGACCACCGCCAAGCAACGACCTACGCCCTGCACGGCGCGACCTAAGAGACGCCGCTTGCGCACGCTGTTCGCGTGTTGCGCCCTGTGGCGCAGCCTCTACCTCTGGCTCTGGCACGGGGGCCGGTGCTGGCGCCGACTTCTTTTTGCCGCCACCAAATACTTTCGCGATACCGCCCATTATATGCTCCCACCTAATGTTGACTGAATACCAGTTTCAGCGTTTTGACGCGCTGTGCTTAGTAACATGCGCCTACCGCCTGTGCGGCGCGCACGTTGGCGCGCAGATATAGCACGCATCTTCTGTTGCTCATCTGCTTCCAGACGCTCTTCTTGACGCTGTTGTGCCGCCGCGATTTCTGGGTCTGGCGGTGGTGGCGCCGGAGTTTTAGGGGATAATAAGCCGCCCATTAAAAATACCTCGCAAACATAAAATAATCTTGACCGACAGGCCCATAACCACGCATGCGACCTTCGTTAGTGAATTTTACCGCAGATGCCCACCTGACTGCAAACGAATTATCAACTTCAACGGTCATCTGCAATCGGTGCAATCGCAAGTCGATAGCGATGTGATTAAAGTAGCGCATGGCTGTGCGTGTAGCCGATATCGGCACGCGCTCAAATTGATATGATGTGATAAGCCACACCTCAGCGTTGCCCGGCCATAGCTTGATAGCCCCGAATGAGCAAATCATTTCGCCCTGATGCAATACGGTGTAAGCGTGCGCTTGTTGCTGATACATCTTCAACAAAGCGTCATAGTCAGGCACATCGTCAAATGGCTTTCTGTCAAACTCCCGCAAGTCCATATTGTACGGGTGCGCCCAGTGGAACGGCACTATCGTGGCGTCTTTGTTGCTAGAAAACATCAAAGTCCACTTTTGCTGTCATCTGCTTGACTTGCTGGCGTCCGTGATTGTTGCGTATCAGGTTGCGATGCTCAGACCCCATCATCAGATAGCCAAACGCGTCACCAACGTGCGAATGTTCGTTTTTGTTTGGCGCATCTCTAAACCGCTCCTGACCACCGCCCATAGCAACGCGCTTAAAGTGATAGCCACCAGCTAACGATTTGCGCGTGCGATTGCACTTGCGGTCTACCAATAGCCCCGGCTTGCCGTCTATGAGCCTATTCATTGGCGATGCACCAGCCTCACGGCGCACCATAAAATCATTTGACGCTGTTGGCTGTGCGCGCAATCCAAGCGTGCGCATATGCTCAAACGCTGTTACCTCGAATATCTCATCACGCTTTGCGCCAGCCGGGTCACCCCAGATGAACACTTCCGACTTTGGAAAGTGCGTGTTTATGTCGGCCATCAAGTGATGACAGAAACGCTCTAGCCCCATGTCAAATGCAACAAGCTCATGCACAACGTGCCAGCGCCCGTTAGCCATCTTCTGCCCAAACACCGCTGCCGGCGTCAAACCAAAGTCAAGTCCGATATGCACCGGCCATAGCGGCTCAATCTCTAAGTCGGCGCTCATTAAGCTATCGCTAAACTCCGGCCACACGGGCTTGCCGTCCTGTACATAAACATATTGCGCGCCAGCGTAGCACTGGATCCAATCCAGCGTCTTACCGGCAAGCTGCTGTTCGTAATAACCCGGCGGCAAGTTGTTTACGTTTTCTGCCTTGGGGTTGTTAATCCAATATTTGTTAGCGCTAAATATGTGGCCTTCGTGTTCCTTGGTAGCCTCTAGCACGCCGCCGGGCTGCTTGTAGAACTTCCACGGGTACTTGCCGCGAATGGGGTTTTTCTCCGCAAGTGAATGCCACCAGTGGTCGCTGTCCATTGGGTTGGTAGACATCCAAACACCACGCCAAGGGCAACCGCCGTGGCGCTTGGTTGGGTAACGACCGACACGCGATGTCAGGCCATCCACCACCGCTTTTGGGAGCTCTCTAGCCTCGTCTATGAATCCCCCGGTCAATTCCAAAGATAAAAGTTTTCGCACATCTTTGGGTTGGTCTAGCGCTAAAAAGATAACCTCGCAATCAACGCCGGGCGTGTCGTCACGCGGTGGCAGCTTAATGTGATGCGTGATAGGCGGCGACCAGCGCATCTGGCCCCACGTATTCTCAGGGAATATCTCTTGCCACGTCTTGATTGTCGTTGTGCGCAACTCCGGATAGCTGTTTCTGATTACGGCAAAACGCGTATATCTTACATTGTCCACAGGTGAAGGTGGTTGCTTTACAGCACGCAGCATCACCTCGGCCAGCGAGGCATATGTCTTTCCAGAGCCTACTGGCCCAAGTAGACCCCGCACAAAACTGTTGTCGTTCAAAAAATCCCATACGGTCGGGCTTTCGCTAAAATCCAAGTTAAGACCATTTAGCGCTTCCGTGGTCGGTTGCTTTGTTCTGCGCCTCGACCTGTCTGTCGCTCTACTCGCTCTGGCCATCAAAATCCCCCGGTATATACGTCACTATCATCATGCCATCAGTTGGGTCATCATTCATGTTCTCATCGACTTCCAACAGCACACCCTTGCATTTAGAACAAACAACTTGCTGCGTTTCAGCGTAACACCGGCCACGCGTTTCCTCGCCGCAATGGTCGCAGATAACGTAGTCAGAAAAAAACCGCACAAAATTATTGTGCGTCATCTGGTGTATCTTCGCCATCCTTAACCTCATAAGTTGTGACCTTCGGCCCAGTTACGTTAATGCCTATCATGGATGGCCGCTGGTCGTCACTGTTCGGCTCCAACAAACCGCGATGCTTTGCAAGCAAGCGCAACGCCGATAGCTTGTCGTGCATCTCCACCTCGATGGTGTTGCCGTGCTGGTTTGGCGTTACCTTAACTTTCTTGATGCTGCGCCGTGCGCGTTCCGGCAGTTGGTCAGATGGCGTAAGCTGCACCTGACCCATAGCATCCCAGCTAATAACATCCGTAGCCTCGCCAGCCGCGATAGCCTCTAGCTCTTGCACCACCGCCTCGCGCCGGTCTACGTCAGGGCTTGACAGCGCCGCGCGCTGTTGCCTAGTTGTCAGGGGCTTCTTGGACACACTTGCCCCCTGTCCACGCATACCCAGCAATATCGACCCAGCTATCCATGTGGTCTGGTGTCTCCATCAACCGCGCTAGCTTCACCTGTACCATCATCATGGCCACCTGTTCTGCGGTAACCTCAGTACCCAGCGTAATCGACCACTGCGCAGCTATGCGCTCATGGTTGATGTATACGTTGCCGTAATTCTTGCCACGGTCGGCGACCGCGTTTTTCGCCTCGTCTAATATATCCACAATTTTCACCCTGCTATCTCCAAGCCGCATGTCTCGCATTTCATCTCGCCACCCATCTCTGACTGACACTTAGGACACTGCCCGTTGGCCATCAGCTTCGCCATAGACCCGTCACCCGTGGCGTAGGCAACCGGCACATATTCCGTCATAGGGCAAGCGCAGTTCTTGCAACGGCAATGTTCTGCATCTTCCCACTTAAACTCTTCGCACCCGCAATCGGCGCAACGCATTACCTCATCATACATCTATCCCTAGCTCCCTTAGTGTTAGTGTTTCTACATTATCATCGTCTTGCTCTTCTGCGCAATAGCGATGGCCGCACCAGTAGCATTCGCACAACTGCGCGACTTCGTCATATAGCTGGTGATGGTCGGCTCCGCAGCTAGGGCAAGTCATACGTCAGATCCCGCGAAAATTTTGTGTGAGACCCCCCGTACAGTACACGGCGGGGGCGGGGGGCAAGGGTCGCTTTTTTGCTGGGCCGCAGTTTTGCGCGCTGTACATAAGCAAATCAACCTTTGTTTTCCTGTACGTCAAAATAACGCACTACGTCAGCAAGCGCTGGCACACCAGCACGCCTCTCTATCGCTTGGTCACACACCGTAAGCGTGGCAGCGCGCACATCATCTACCGATACGTCACGCAATGCCAGCCGGCGTGCGTGTGCTATCTCATTATCGTACAGCCTGACCTGACCTGTCGCCTGCTGGACAGCTCGAAGGTAGGCGTGGCAGAGTTCGCCAGCGTGCGTGTCTGTCTGTGGTTGTGCATCCCCCAGACCCCCTTTATCTTCTGTGGGATCATCATCTTGGTCTGCACGCATTTGAAGTGCCTTGGCAGTGAGTATGTCCTCTTGCGATGGCAGGGCTTCGTCACCCTTCCACAGCACCTGATACCTGTTTGTTTTCCACCCGCTGGCGCCTACCTGATAGTCCTTTGGATTAAGCTGACGCACATACCCACGTTGCTTTAATCCCTTCACAGCATCATACACCGTTCTGCGCTCTTCATAGCCGCACACATGCGTAAGCGTTTCCATGCTAGGGTAACATACCCCAGCACGGTTCACGAACGCACACAGCGCCCCTAGCACCCTTATCTCACGTTCTTTGAGTTTACGGTCTGCAAAGGCACGCATTGGCATGACACTGTACGGGCGCTTATTCTCAGAAAGGGATTTCGTCATCGAGCTTGTCCT